GACAGGTGCATCTATAACTCGGCTAGCTTTCAGTATTTCGGAACATCAACCCTCTCGGGAAGATGCTTTCACCGTCTAAACAGACGGCGCCCACCGGAAAGTTTGTCTCCGGAAACTACGATTTCAGTCCGAGGTATTTAACCACGGACCGAGATCGGGCCACTGTACGGTCCAGATATCGCTGTACTGGAACCGGTGTCCAGCTGGCACACCGCCAGAGGACACAACACCTTCCATAACTTGCTGTAAATCCAGCAATTTCCGATCAAACGAAGACATCTCGTCATAGTTATCGGATTCCCCCATGCCATACAACTGGCGGAGGAGAAATGGAACGTCCTGATGCTGTCTGCTTTTCGCGACGGGGATAATTCCCTTGGCAAGGTAATTCTGAGAGTTCTTATCGAACTTTGGTTTTGCCTCGTCAAAATCGCGAATAAGTGCAAAGTCTCCCATTCCTTCAGGTACTGAAAGGCGCCTGACGGATTTAGGAATTCTGCGCACTATGCAGTCGTAAGCCGCTTTACCAACAGGATGTAAACCCCATGGTACACACCGAGATGACCATCTCTTCACAGAATTGGCCATCCAGATGTATCGGATTACGGTGTTGACACGAGAACGTATGTAGAAAGGTGTTACGTCGCATCCACGAAAGTAGTGTTTACCACAACTTTCGCGAAACGGACCGCTGCAGAAAGTCTTCTTCGAGTTAGGTTGGAAACCGCACTCTGAAAGAACCTGTAGCAACGATTCGCAAGCTTCTATAGGGGATATAATATCATCCCCATAGATACTGATGCGACCCTTCCCACCGATGTGATGCATGACTGCCTTCAATAGAGCCCAAAACAACAAGGACTCGAGTTCGAAGGTGAAGCCATTACCCATCGACGAGACCTTTTGGTAAGTAACCAACTCACCATTAGGCAGAACGCCTCGAGGGCTACGGGTTAGCTTTATCGCCTGTAGCCAGTCTTGAGGGAGAAGGAGTTCGACTAATCCCATACTAATGGAATCAGAAGCGGCGCTCAAGTCAATTGTGGCAAGAGCACCGGATCTAGAGCCCTCTAAAGCAAGCTGTTGGTTAACAGCCTGAGAGCGTAGATTAACACCAACTCGCTTAAGTCTTGATCGAATACAGCGACCAATACCACGTTGAATAAAAACATTCATACATGGCTCGATCGCTATAACACGATCTGTCTTAGCGTTCTTCGGGACAGTGACCACGCGGTTGCCAGGAACGATTTCTAAGCATTCGTCAATAAATCGACGAGAGTCTAGAGGCCCCTGCCCACGTCCGAACACTTCGCAAAGGTGTTCAAACCAAGGGGGTATACGCTTAATTGCTGCGTATGCCAATTCCGCGCTTGATCTTGTCACGCTGGGCTTATGCCCAAACTTGTAATACGCGTCACCTTGTAGTCGGGGTCTGGTAAAAGTAGCACCAGGACCGAAGCCAAAGTGGCCCTCGGCCTCGGACCAATCAAATGGTCCGAGCGCGTTTGCGATCTTTGCACGGGCAGAGAATATCACTGCCTGCGTCAGAGGGGTAAATGTTCCCCACTGATCGTAACGCTGAATCTTTCGATTCACGGAGGCGCACGATAACTCAGCTTCGTGGAACTTCGCCATCGCAACCGCCTTACGGTCTACATTGACCGAGAGATACGGAAACTTTGACATAAGTTCCACAGCCAAGTAATCGAACCTGAAGCTAGCAGGTGAAGCATATGAAGATGGGTCGACACTAAGGTCTAGCAACTCCGTATGGTTAGAAGACTGCAAAATGTCTCTAACTTTGCTAGAAACAGGTGTACCGATGCTGTCCAAAAGGACGGCAGCGGTGCTGACGGCGCAATCAACGGCGTGAGCGGATACCGATAATCGGAAATCCTTCATATAGAGTAAACTCCAATACGAGTACGTGGTCTGTAACCGGATGTTCAGTCCGGCCCGCGTTAGCTAAGCTACGCGGTAGGAATGTTCAAATTCTCAATGGCGTCGGAGAAAATCCCCGAAGCTACCAAGTCTTTGAATCGCAAATACAGATCCGTACGCTCTGCCGTCGTCGACGTGTTCGGGAGCAGAAAGGTGACCTCCACATTTCCAGTGCGGAGGACATCCCCTGCACACGAACACGCAGTGCTAGCCGTCGCCACAATGGGCACCGACAACTTGAACTGTGCGCGAAAGACCTTACCAGTTGCAGACGGACTCTGAACGCTCTCAGTCAAAAGACTGAAGGCGCCGGGAGTACCGTCAGCACGATTCACCCAGGATGCTAATCCTGATTGAAGACCGGTAGGTACGTACACAACTGTGTTGAGTGTGACATTGGCTTGAGCTGACATTTAGCTTCTCTATTGAGAGAGGTACGACGAAATCTCCTAGAACGGTTCCAGTGGAAAACTGGCCCGGAGGGAGGGCAGTACTACCCACCTAACGCACGGCGACGTTTCCAGAACTCCCGATTGCAACGATCAAAGACGTTGAGATAATCATCGACGTCTAACTGAAAATTGTTATTCAGGAGCATCCAGTTACGAAGCCAAGACCTAAAGGTCCGTGCATCGAGTTGGAGGTAGGGGAATTCGACTTCATCTAAAATGGAATCGAAAACTTCTGCATCTGACATCTTTGCATAGATCATATAGGCCTCGAGTTGAGTGGATAGAGAGATAGGTTTATTTGATAGCCTGATGAAGAAGGGCTATACCCTCAGCGACATGAATAGTCTTAAGAGGGTTCTTCATAAATAAACCAGGAGACGGGGAAGACAAGTATCTGTCACGCTTATAGGAATCAAACTGACTACTCTCATTACCGGTAACGAAACCGGTATAAGGAAAGAAGCCAGAGTGATCCCAATAAGTTCCCGTGGATTGTGCACTGTGAGACTCCCGAAAACTGAAAGTGCCTGAGATAAAATCCCAGCCATAATCAGCGGTCATAGCGTTGAGCCAATTCCCAATAGGAATGGCCCAATCAACGACGAATGACCAAGGAGTCTTGTCCCAAAGAACATACGCAGGATTGGTAATACCATACTGCGCAAGCGCTTTGAAGAGAGGGACATTCATTTTATAGTCAAGTCTGACACGACATTTCAAAGTCATGTTGAGCAACATAAGGAGTCCGGCAGAGCCGAACACCTTAGTAGCGTAACGGAAAGGTATATTGAGCCTATCCGTAGACTTGCCATCGACGGAACAGCGAAAGCCGCCGAAATCTGAATTTCCCGCCCTTAGGGCTTCAGCAGACTCATACAAAGCTGAAGCCTCCGGACGCCACCCATAGATGTACGATAAGAACCCGGCAGATGCAGCATCAGCACCCGCCTTCGCCCTATTGTAACCTCCAGGGTTATTCCGCTTAAAAGCGGAATAGAGGTCATGCACCGACCCGCAAAACTCATTAAAGAGATTTGCGGTTTGCTTCGCCCTTGAAAACTCTTGAGCCAGATTAACCTTCTGGCCTTGGAGTTTCAATAACGCTTGCGTTTCTGCACGCGTTTTAAGGTTAGAAGCCCAGGGTACAGATGGCCAGATAGGAACCCCGAATGCTGCCGTGTCACTAAAAGTGGAACGGAAGCAAGGCCCGGAAGAATCCGGGATAAGTTCAAGGAACCCGTCGAGACCAGCATAGGTATCGAACCACGACGTTTCATAAAGAGCCGTCGGGAGTCGAAAACCATCACCAAGTTTCGGAGAAGAAATAATCGCCGAACGGTCCCAATGACGCGTTGTCACGACATCCGAGAAATTGACCGGAGGATTTGGAGAGCAATGATTAAAATTGATCTCCTGACCAGGGCCATAAACTCGTAAGTCTTGATTAAACGCGGGGTAGGGCATTTGATGATCCTGTGGTGGTGACAAGCGCAGTACATGCAGCATCACGCATGAAGCACGTGAGACTGCTCTCAGCGTTGAGCTGAGAGTAACTCTATCGAACTAAGTTCAGATAGAGCTGAGACGCCCTTCACA